ATTGTGCTGAACCATCACAGAATGTGTATAACAATACTGGATTTGCGGTTAATGATGCGGTTGTATCTATCTCATATTCACCACACGCACAAGGGGTTGCTGATGGTGTAGGTGTTGGGGTTGGTGTGGTTTGAATACAAGGTGAATCGTAAGTAACAATTAAATTACCTTCAATACTAAATGTTCCTGTATTACACACACAAACAAAGAATGTCTCAAAAGGATTTATCACCAATTGTGTTTCAATGTTATTACAATCTCTGTAAGTGAATATACCTTGTGCTTCCAATGATGCGTTCGTTACCTCATAAGTTAAACAAGCACAACTAACAGGTGTTGATGACGGGGTTGGTGTAGGTGTCGGTGTAGGTTGAACTGGTGATGTTGTTCCTGTGAACTTACCAAACAATTGAACGGTATATTGTGCTGTGTTTGCAGGAATAATGTCTTGTAGATTTACAGGACCTGCTCCAACATAAAGTGTGTTATAGTTTGTATTCCCTGATGGAATAATAAATGGTAATGCTTGATATACTTGGGTACAACCTGTTCTTGGACCACCACCATTTGTTGTGATGTTATCTACCGTAACACCTGTGATAAGTGTGCCTTGGTCATTGTAAAACTTATATTCAACATAATATGGTTCACTGATGGTTGTTGTATCCAAATAGTAGTTTGTAAAAGCAAGGGTATAATATTCACTATCCTGTATGTTTCTTATACGGGGTGAGTTAGTTAAGAATAATCCTGATGTTGTTGGGTCGGTGGTTGTTGGTGAGCCAGACAATACAAATGGACCCATGTTAAAGTCCTGTTGTGTTGCCCTACCATTTACACCCATCGTTGATTTAAACACTTTCTTTAATGGTGAAGATACACCAGGATTACCTTCAACCAATCCATTACCAGTGAATGCAGTTACAGCACCAAGTTCAGTTGATGAATACTCAAATCCAAAATAAACTTGATAATTGATTGTCTCCTTTTGTGAAGGACGGCTAAATGGGAATGTTTGGTGTTGGTAGATTTCAGTTGTATTCCAATAGGCAATTGGATTATTCAGACAATATGTCTTTAATACCCTTGATACATCAACAATACCCCTACCATAAGGATTTGGTGTTGCCTTTGCACTGAACTCCAAATTACCATCAATATACACATCATAGGTGTATCTAAATTGAAAGGTGTTTGTTGTATCGGCACTAATTGTATAAAACAACCCATTGGTTAAAACAGGTTGAAATGATGGTGGTTGTTGTAATACTGTTATGCTCATTATAGTTTAATGTTAATTCCTGTATCTTGGAAATATAGTTTAAGTGATTCATCAAGTAGGTCAGATATGTATTGTCCTGCCGCATCACCCAATTTTGTTGTTATTTCATCAATAACATTGTTTATCGCTTTATTCACAAAATCAGTTTTATAATAACCATACTTTGCGATTGAACGGGCTCTTAAAAAGTTCAATGTCTTTCTTGGTATAAACTTTCCTTCCTTATCCCTAATCCCACTCATACCAGGTTTAACAATGCTCCATCTATCTATTGCTGATAATGGTGGATATCTACCAGGTCTTCTGCCTTGGTCCACCCATACCCAATAGTCAGGCATCTTAACAACCAATTCTGGTTTCCCTGAATCAAGGTCATCTTTCCAAAATACATCAATGTTATTTATTAAATTACCTGATGCAATTGGTGGGGATTTTGGTGTTGGATAATTACCTGATATTGGTTTTTTTCTTCCACCATAAGTTTTAGCATCTCTTGGAACCCTTAATTGTTTTTGTAAGGCGTCCTTGATTATCTTTGGTATTTCTAAAAACAGGTTATTATCCATAGTTTAAAATGTTTAACAACAATTTCCAATTTTAGTAACGATTAGTGTGCTTCCAGTTGATTTTGTTGGTGTTCTTGTAGAACAAACGGTTGCTGTATTACCAGCGGTAACTGTAATAGTATCAACAAGTCCATTAGGACACACATAGTAAAAATATGTTCCACTACCACTTGGGTTTATATTTTCAATTGTATATGTATAACAAGCACAAGTTGGGGTTGGTGTTACTGGTGGTGTAGTACTTGGTGTTGTTGTATTTGTTGGTGTTACCGTTGGGGTTGTTGTTGATGTAGGTGTAACACTTGGGGTATTCGTAGGTGTTGTAGTCGGTGTAGGTGTTGTTACTGGTATAACATTAACACAACCACAATTTGGTATTACTGATGTTGTAATAGGATTTGTTATTGCTCCAAGTCCCGTTGAAAATATATGTGTATGGTCATTTGACTGCATTGTTGTGCTCCAAGTTCGGGTAATTCCAAACTCAAGACAAGTTCCTGAAATTGTATAATCACAAACAGCATTAGCGTTTCCTGTAAATCCAGAAGTATCAAATAAAGTTAGTTTAATATTGTTATACCCACCACTTGTTTCAGTTTGAAGATATTGTGTTGTGAACACAGGACAAGTTGGTGTAGGAGTGTTTGTTGGTGTTGTAGAAGGTGTAGATGTGTTTGTAGGTGTAACAGACGGAGTAATACTTGGATTGTTAGTTGGGGTAGTTGTTGGTGTCGTTGTATTGGTAGGAGTATTTGTCGGTGTTATACTTGGGGTTGGTGATGGTAAAAACTCATAATAATCACATGCATTAATATCTGTTCTTATGATTACCTCCATATCAATTGTTATTCCTCCTGTATAATCGTTGAAACGCTCTAAAAAGGGTAAACCTGTAAGTGGTAAATTACAATCCATATAGTTCCACAATGGTGGGTCTTGGTTCATACCCCTACGGATATAAGACATAAACCTTCTGGCTTGAATATCCATATCACTGATTACATCAATCTCATTTGACATATCATCATTGATTCTGTCAGCAAAGATTAACTGCATTGTATAGGTGATTATATTCTCATCATAACTGATGTTCTGTGGGGTTACAAACATAAATGGATATGTTGGTGTCATTCCTGATTCAGTCATACCGAACATAACAATGTTTCCATGTCCAAATGAGTTTAACCCAATTCCTTCTTGGGATATTTGATAATCCTGAAATAACTGAATTATCTTGTGGTATGATACATATTCTTCCATTATTTAGTTTGTTTTTCTAATTTCTTTAATTCTTCTTTCTGCTTTAGAAATCTTTCTTTCATCAAAGCAGAAATGTTTAAACATAAGTATAAAGACAGGTTATCTATCTGCTCCATCTTTGTTATATCCTCCGTGGCTAATTGGTAGGTGAGATTAAAATAGAATCTAATGGTAGTTTCTTTTTTACCCATTTTGGGAGTATCTCCCATCCCTTCATCATCATCTGGTTGATTTTGTTCTTCATAGTCAAAGAACTCTCTAAACTGCTGATATACAGATTCCCTATTATGAAAAAAAAAACACTTGCACCGAACCAATAGTTCACAGGTAAGGTTAGGAACTCATTTGCTCTATCTTCAATATCATCTGCCTTATATGGTTTGATTGTGTATTTCCCCTTCTTCTTATCAATCACGGGACGATACAATACCGCCATTAGGTAATGGATATTTTCTTCAATCTTGTCTGATGCGAAAACTTCCAAATCTACCCAACCACCCCAAGCAAGTTTTGTCCAATCATTTTCCAATCCATACTCAACTCCATTATGGGTGAATATGTTATGTAATTCATCTTTCATTGAATTGGTTGTAATCTGTGAGGTAATGTACTCCTGAACAAAATTGACTTGTTCTAATGGTAAATCCTTCAACTGATTGACTGGTATATCGGTGTATAATGATAATGTTTCTACCGAACTATTTTGGTATTTTTCTTCATTACTTTTTAACCTTTGGTATTGTTGAATTGTAAGGTGTGGTTTAACCTGAACAATCTTATCTTCAATTTCTAATTCTATCATATTATTGTAATTTTAGTTTTTGGTTTATCCAAAAATTGTACTATTCCATATTTCAAGGCATCAATTAAATGGTCTTTACCTATGGTGTTATTTGTTATTGCTCCTGTGCGGTCTTTCTTGAATTTAAAGTTAGTAAACTCACTGATTAAATCCACACTCTCATTATGTAAGTATATCTTGAATTGTTTCATCTTTTGTATTCCGTATAAAATACTGGTTTTGTTTACAGGTCTAACATTTATTCCCAACCTTTTAAGTTCTTCAATGGACTTTGGTTCTGCTGAATCCGCAACACAATTCACATTTCTATCTATTCCAACCTCTTTTAATTTGTATGCCAAATCTTCATTGGTTAGTCCAAGTTGATATATCAGTTGTTTAACATATAAGTTCCTACCATCTACATTTATTTCCACCACAGCACACTCATCATTACTAAACCCGAAATCTATTGAATAATACTTGTCCTTAATATGTCTTGGTAGTTCATCATACAATTCTGGTTGTGTGAATATCTTTTCTCTTGGTTCAACAATTAACCCTTCTGAATATATCTTTGCCATATCAGGGTCAATGTCTATAAGTTCTTTAATCGCTTGAATTGTTCTTTTATCCAAGAAACTATTCATTCTCCAAGTGGAGTGTAACATACAACCATTATCTTTTCCTTCATATTCCAACCCCCACCAGTCAATTGGTATTTCAGGGTTGTATAAAGCCAAGATATACTTGGAACATCTAATGTCCATTTGGATAAAAGCGTTCTTGTCTATTGTATTAACCTCATCAATTAAGATAATATCTGACTTGAAACCTTTTAACTTTCCTGTGGAATCATCAAGTCCAATAAATCTAATTACCGAACCATTTGGAAATGTGTATACAAATTCTTGTTTTTGAAATATACCTTCATCCCATTGTCCAATGGATTCCATTACCATCTTGAAATCAGGTAGAATTGTATGTCTTAAAGACACTTGCGTTTCACGAGCGATGGTTATACTTGTCTTGGGGTTTTTAAGTGCTTCAATGATGATGTATTGTAACGCAGATATGGTTTTTGATGAACGAGATGAACCCCTTAAGAAAATATATCTCTTATCTTGTTCTACTGCGTTGTGTATATGTTCCCATACTTCCGTTACTTGGAATTTCATAAATCAAGTTTTGTCTGAACAGATTGTGTTATTCTTTGTTTTGCAATATCCA